GCAATATTTGATTTTGCTAGAAGTATAAATGGTGGTAATCATTCTGTTGCTGAACCCAATGGTCAAGGTCAAACTCAAGCAGTTAATTCTGATAACCATGATACAGAAACTCCTGGATGTCTGATAAAATTAGATTCTCCAAGTACCACAACTCAAGTAAATTATAGAGTAGATGCAAAAGTTAATAGTGGTGGAACTGCAACTTTTGGTAAAGGTGGATATTCAACAATGATATTAATGGAAGTAGGAGCTTAATATGTATTTAGATGTAAAAATAATTAAAGCAATTAAAAAAATAAATGCAGACGCACAAGTTACTGTATCGGTAGCTACAGATAATTCTTGGTCTGTTGAATTTCTTCATGGTGCTGCTGAAATTTCTAAATCAGATATTGAAACTAAAATTACTGAAGTTGAACAAGAAGAAACAGATGCTATAGCAAATAAAATAAATAAAAAAGCATCTGGAAAAACCAAACTTAAAAATCTTGGATTAGATGATGACGAGATAAAAGCATTAATAGGAGTATAAATATATGAGTTCAATAGTTAAAGTAGATACCATCCAAGAAAACACTTCTGCAAACGGAATTACAGTTAAAGACGCTAATCCAAAATAAAATTAAGAGTTTTATGAATGACAAAAAAGAATAATATAAACTCTAATGTTCAAGATCATAATGGAATAAGAATATCTTATCACGAAAAGGTTTGTGCTGAACGAATGAAAACTTTGTTTAAAGCAATCGATGAAATGGGAAAAGATATTAAATCATTAAAAGCTGACATGAATAGAGGAAAAGGAGCTGCTGCAATAATAATATTTATAGGCGGTTTACTTGGCTCAATCCTCTACTACTTCACGAAATAGAATTACTAATGCTAAAGGTTTATCAAACGAACTATTAGCTGCTGCTCAATTTGCAAAGGATCCAAACTTAATAGTCTTTACCCCCATAGGCGGGGGGCCAGTAGACATATTAGTTCTCAACATAAAGACGGGGGAGTACACGGCTTATGATGTCAAAACAAGAAACTACCGCAAGAACGGTTACAAAATTGCCAGAGCTAGAACTGGCGAACAAAAGAGATTAGGTGTCAAAATTATTAATTTTGAGCCAGAAGGTAAATGAAACATGGATGAAGTTAAACAACGAATTAAGGAACACGAAGGGTATAGGGATACTGTGTACTCCGATAGCTTGGGTTTCGCTACAGTTGGTTATGGCCATCTGGTTCTACCTACCGATGATTTTGTGGAAGGTGTGGCGTATCCTAAAGAGCAGCTTGAAACTGTGTTCGACAATGATTTCCAAATTGCTCTTACATCTGCTGAAGAATTACTGGAAGAACTAGCAGTACCCGAAACAGTTAAAGGTATCATTTGTGAAATGTGTTTCCAACTTGGGAAACCTAGAATAATGAAATTTAAAAAGATGTGGGAAGGTATTGAAGAAGCTGATTACAATAAAGCTGCGGATGAAATGATTGATAGTGCTTGGCATAGTCAAACAACATCAAGGTGTGAAAGCCTAGCAGAGTTAATGAGGAGTTGCGCATGATAGGCTTATTAAGTTTATTAAAAAATCCATTAACTAAAATGGTTTTAAATAAAGCAACAGATCATTTTAAACACAAAGCAGAAAAAGTAAAAGTCATTAGAGCTGCTGAAATAGAAGCGGCTAAAGATACAGATGTTGCTAGAATAAAAAGCCAAGATCAAAGTTATAAAGACGAGATATTAATGGTGTGGCTAATTTCTATGCTCACAACGGGATGGTTTCCAAGTACAAGAGAAAACTTTAGAGAGTGGGTAGCAATCATAAATGATTTACCAGACAGCGTATGGTATTTAGTTATCATTGTATTCACGGCTAGCTTTGGAAGTAAGGTTACAAAATCCGTACTTGATAGAAAGAAAAAATGATTGATCCTAAAGAGGATGAGTTATCACACTTTGCAGATTGGTATTTAAACTCTGGAGAAGTTAATAAATTTTATACACCATTTAAAAATCCACTATTATTTATAGAAGGTGTGAGTGGTATAGTTTTATATAGATCTAAACCATACCAAGTTGAGCTTTTTATATGTCAACCTAATTTAGTTATACCAGAACATACTCATCCAGATGTAGATAGTTACGAGTGCTTTTTATATGGTATGAAGTTTACGCATTCTGGAGAAACAGTAATGACAGAAGAACAAGCATTAGAGGAACAAGATGGTTATCCAATTAATGCTTATCAAACAATAAGAGTTAAACCAAACGACTTACATGGTGGAACGGCTTCTAAAAATGGTGGTGCATTCATATCAATTCAACATTGGATAAACGATGTAGAGCCAACTCATGTTAGTTCTAATTGGGATGGTAATTCAATGGGTAAACAACATACAGAACAAGCAAAATTAAATGGCTAAACAAAACTTCTCATCATTTACACCTAGAGATAAACCACCCAAGCGTGGCATCCACAAAAAATCAAAATCAAAATCAGAAAAATTACAGCAAAAAAATACAAGATATAAAGGCGGTGGCAGATGATAAAAAGATTTATTAAATGGATATTTGCTCCACGTTGTAAATGTAAAAGCAAATGAGAGATCACAAAGTATTAGAACAATTTATTAAACACACAGAAAAGAAATTAAAAGAAATGGATTTGTTTAAGTTCTTAAAAAAAGAAGTTCAGACGGGAGCTAACGGCACTCAAAACTACATCATTAAAAAAGGTATTAATAAAGGTAAGAAAGCGGAGACATGAAATGGATAAAAACAATTACATATATATTTCTAGGTATTCTTTGGCTGACTTTAATTTTAAGTACAGCTGCATTTGCAGTTTCACAAACAAACTCTAGCGGATCAAATACAAATATAAGTGGTGCATATACTGGGGGTGCAACAACCTACGAAAGTGGAAGTACAGCAACTACAACAAGTACAAACACCTCTACATCTAATATTAAATCAGCACCATTCACTTCATCTGCACCATCATTAGGTACAATGAACAACTGTGCATTAGCTTTATCTGCTGGCGTACAAAACTTTTCTATCGGTTTATCTGCGGGGAGACATTTTATCGATCCCGTGTGCCAGACAATTAACTTATCAAAAGCATTACATGGTATGGGAATGAAAGTAGCAGCTATAAGTTTGCTTTGCCAAATCCCAGAAGTTTTTAAAGCTATGTCTGCATACGCAGCCAATACTCCGTGTCCGATGATGGGTCAAATTGGGAAAAATGCTACTACAATATTATTCGAAAAATATGATGGCAAGATGCCTACTTACGAACAGTATCTTAAACATGAATTAAAAAGAATTAAAGCAGAGAAAGCTAAAATCAAAATAGAAAACATTAAAACTATTAAGGTTCGTTAATGAGTAGAAAAACTAACACAATGTTAATTGCATTGCTTGGTACATTACTTATGGGGTTAGCTACTTGGGTAGTAATCACACTCGTTGAAATACAAGTAATCGTAATGATGCTGCAACAAGAGTTAATGGATCTCGATAAAGTTATTGGCAGAATTTATTATCACATGGATAGGCTAGCTAAATGAAATTTGGTTTAGTATTAGCTGCTCTACTCTGGTTATTTTTATCCTGGTTAGCAAGTTCAGTTGGTTTAAAAGCTGACGAAAACGATACATCTTACAGCACAAACATATTGCCTAACGCTGGTGTTACATCATCAAGCCAAGATAATTTTAATCTTGATGGAGTAAGTACAAGTGCAACAAGTTTAACTAACAACTCTACACACCAAGGTTTTACTATTACTTGCCAAACACAAATAAGCAACGCTTGTGGTGCAGCATTTAATGGAGAGTTAGAGAGTAGTAGAGATATGAAAGTATCTGCTAGTGGATCTTTACTTAATATATCTGGTACGGATGACGCTGGTACAAGCTATGTAAGTACCGAGGCTAAAAACAATGGCGGTGTTCAACTAACATCAAATCATAGTTTTCAAAATTGTGAAAGTTCTGCCAGTAGTTTTGCTTGCGGTAGCCGAAGTGGTTCTATGGATTCAATGATCCTCACTCAAAGCATTAAAGATAAAGATGGCAATGTATTAGCAACCATGACTACTACTAGAGTTGATGATGCTGGTTACAATGCTTACTCAGCAAAGGTAACAGATAATTTAATTTATAATGGTTTAGGCGCACACAGTTATGAGTGGAGCTGGCAAGGTAATGACGCTGAACAATCTACATCTGCGTTACGGGGGCCAAACTTACTAGGTGCTGAAGTTGTGTTTGAATATCCAACCGAGGATTATGAAGCACTAACACAACAAGAACAAGACAATATTAATGAAGCTCTAGGTACTACTAATATTCCATTAACAGAGAGTGAAATCTGGGATGTTATCTCTGGTATTGAAGAAGGTATAGCCATGAAAATATATGCAAGTGGTGTACCAGAAAACACAATGATTGAAGTAGAAATCAACGAAAAATTAGAGGTTGTTAAAGTCAATAGTTCAACTGAAATAACTGAAACAGTTAAAGAAGTAATTAAAGAAGTTAAAAAAGAAAAGACAATACAAACTATTAAGAAAGAAGTTGTTAGTGTTGTTACTGCTAAAAAGCAAAAGCCAGCTACATTGGCTAAAGCAATCATAGAAGAAACCAAAAAGGAGAGTACAAATGTACGGGAAAAAGAAACCAGTAAAAGTAAAACCGAAACAAAAACCGAAACAGAAACCGAAGAAAAGGTAGCTGCTAAAACAGAGACTAAAAAAGAGAATACTAAAGTCTCTAAACTAGAGGCTTCAATGGATAAGGTTGATGCAGTAGTTAAAGATGCTGCTAAAAACCTGGAAGTAAAAAGCATTATAAAGCTAGATGCTATGCAGAGTGATAGCGATATTAACTTAGCTGCTTATAACAACCAAGAGTTTTATAAGAGTAAGGATATATATCTTAATCAAGTTGTGATGTTTGATAACAGAGCCATCTACGACAATATTAGCCTGGCGAGTTACACCAATAATGATCCAATCAATATTAAAGATAATATTTTAAACAACATCAACATAGAAAAACAACGATTATTAATAGAAATAAGGGAGTTAAAAAATGGGTAAGTTTAAAGACAACATCGCAGTAATTATGGTAATTCTTGGATTGATTGGTTCTACTGGAGCATTCTATTCAAAGTTTGCTAAGATGGAATTAACAATATCTAATCTATCAACTGCTACTGCACCAGATCTATCGGGTATTGAAAACAACAGTTTTAGTATCAATGACAATATGCAATCTATTACACAGATTAAAGCTAATTTAGATAAAGAAGTTTCTATATTACAAAAAGAAATTAAATTATTAAATTTACAATTAGAAGAAATTAAGGCTCAATCTTCTAATCCACTAGGCGGTTAATATACTGGTCTGGCTGGTTGGATTTGAACCAACGATCCTCTGCTCCCAAAGCAGATGCGGTACCAGGCTCCGCCACAGCCAGACTTCTATATTTTCACGTCTTGTATCAGAGAGTAATCAGAGAGTAAATGATAAGTCGAAAACGAAACACTCAATAAATACAACCCTTATTTAACGTCACTTTTGGCACATTTAAAGTTACTAATCGGGGTTGCAAGTGTTTAGTATCAACGATAATAAACTAATTAATTGTTAGGTTCAAATCCTTCTAACATCCATTGGCACACAACACTTTTAGAGCATCAGAGAGTAAACCAGAGAGTAAACGAGAGAGCTTTGAGGGAGTTGTTAGTTCCCTCTAATTTTTATTAAGCGTATTTTTTTATTGGATCTGCAACGGGATCTTTGAAAGTATTTTCGTATGCTAACTCCCGATTTAATTGTGGCATTAGTGGAGCATAGCGAGCTTGTAACTTGCGTTCTTCTTCTATGTTGGCATCTATCTCTCTAAACTTTTTTAGTACCATATCTTGCTGAAACAAGGGTACAGAAGGGAGCATATCTTCTGGTACACCTCTGTATAATAAATTTATATCCCAATCTTCCTTACGACATAGAATAAACAATTTACTAGAACCAATCTCATTCATGGCTTTTTCATATTTTTGGATTTGTTGAAAACTAACTTGAATAGACTTTGAAATTCTAGTCTGAGTTTTTTTCGATAAAGTTCGCAAAATAAATAATACTTTTGCTACTCTTTGCTTTTCTTGTAACTCCGCTTCTTTGTTTGCTGACATACTACCATCCTTCAGTTATTTGATTTAGATTAATAGCAGTTCTTCTTTTTTCCCCATTCAAATTCTGATTTTTATTATAATGCTTGTCTCTAATTTTTTTACTATTACCAAATTTTTTATCTAATTGTTTTTCATTATAAGCAAAATTTCCATTTTGATCTTTAAGATCTGTAGACATTTGAACACTCCATTTTCTAAAAGGAGACATTCCACTTTGCCAATCAATACCCAATTTTTTAGCTGATTGTTTAATTTTTTTACTAGCTCTACTTTGCTTTAAATCAAATATTCTAACAAAATTTCTTTTTGTCATTTTTCCAGTATAAGGATCTTTGTAAACAACATTTTTTAAAGTCATTGGAAACAGTTGAGATTTCATCAAAATGCTTAATAAATTTAACAACTCATCTGAAGCCATTATTGGATCTCTATTTTCTACACCCGTTTTTAAAGTAAAGGGTCTAAAGTCATTATATTTACTTAAAGAGTGTTTTAAATCGATAGTACCATTATCAAAATCAACATCATCATAACAGATAGCAAGTGTTTCATTGGGTCTAGTACCAATTTCAGCAGCTAACTTCCATAATGGTTTTAATTTAATATCTGGTTCTCTATTAATTACTTTTAATAATTCATGGGGTTGAGGCATCCATGTTATTTTTTGAGTATAATTAACAAAGAAATTCTTTTGAAATTTAAAAGTTAATATTGAATAATCTGTTTTCCAACCATTTTCTGCACAATATTTAATAAATTTTTTAAGTTCTCCAATAACTTCTTTGACAGTTTTTTTACCAATAGCATCTTTTAATCTAATATAATATTCCTTGCCGTCTTTAGTTCTCCAGGCAACCTTTTTGCTAGCTAAAATTAAAGGTAAAGTTGTGTATTTAAAATCAGCCATTGTATAATCTGATAAAAAAGGTTTATTAATATTTGAAATTATATGGTTTTTAATTACACCAACTTGATTTGAAATATATTCTGGAATATTTAAAGTGCCTTGCTCTAATGTTTTGATGTAAGAATTAAAAGCATACTCAAAAGAAATTTGCTGATTTACTGCATCTATTACTTCTTCTCCCTCATAATATTTTCTGCTTTTTTCTGCTAATCTTTTTTCATTTAAGCCAAAAACTTCTTTGTTTTGCTTTTTAGTTTTACCATTCTCTTGCCATACAACTTGAACGCATAACTTTTTACCACCAGCTCTATCAACAGTTACGACTTGAACTTTCATAGATTAACTATTATCCATTTGTTGGTTAAGTAACATTCTTTGCTCTGCAAGCAGTAAAGGATCAGATTTTAACGCTTCATCATAAGCATTTATTTTAACCAAAACCATTTTACCATTTTCATCAATTTCATATTCTTTAATTGAAATAACTGGATCTGGCTTGTGATTGTAAACAACTTTTTTAGTCATTACGCAGCCTCTTTGGTTTGTGTTTTTAATTCTTTATCCCACACCAACAAAGTCTTACCGATAACTTTTGAAGATTTATTTTTTTGGGGAAGGATTATATTTATAAAGTATTGCTCTAAATTAGAGTAGGTAGCGAACTTGATTTTTTGAAAGTTTTTAACCATACAATAGATATAATGGTTATTGCCAAGATGTCAATCCATATAGGT